GTAATTCCATACTTAGATGTCCGTCTATATCAGATGGGCGTCTAAGTTACCAATTCTCGTCTGATGGCTACATACGGCGGTCAGTTTACGCTTACGTATTTTCGTATTGCACCGGAAGACTGGCTGCGGGCAGAGATGCAGGGGGAGATTGTGGCACTGGTCCACAGTCATCCCGGTGGTCTGCCCTGGCTGAGCGAGGCCGACCGGCGGCTGCAGATAAAAAGTGCACTGTCCTGGTGGCTGGTCTGCCGGGGGGAAATTCATAAATTCCGCTGTGTGCCACATCTGACAGGACGGCGCTTTGAGCACGGGGTGACGGACTGTTACACGCTGTTCCGGGATGCCTACCATCTGGCGGGAATTGATATGCCGGATTTTGAGCGTGAGGATGACTGGTGGCGCAACGGTCAGAACCTGTACCTGGACAATATGGAGGCGACTGGTTTTTACAGGATTTCCCTGCCTTCCGCACAGCCTGGCGATATCCTGCTGTGCTGCTTTGGCGCATCGGTGGCCAATCATGCCGCCATATACTGCGGCAACGGTGAACTGCTTCACCATATTCCTGAACAACTGAGTAAACGGGAGAGGTATTCCGAAAAATGGCAACGACGAACGCATTCTGTCTGGCGTCACCGCCACTGGCACACATCTGCCTTCACGGGGATTTACAACGATTTGGCCGCCGCCTCAGCCTGTATGTGAACACGGCAGCGGAAGCCATTCGCGCCCTGTCGATGCAGATGCCGGGCTTTCGCCTTCAGATGAACGAAGGCTGGTACCAGATACGTATTGCCGGTGAAGACACGGCACCGGAGGTGGTGTACGCCCGCCTTCACGAACAGCTGGGTGAGGGAACGGTCATCCACATTGTGCCGCGACTGGCCGGGGCCGGAAAGGGTGGACTGCAGATTGTGTTGGGGGCGGCAGCCATCGTGGGCTCTTTCTTCACTGCCGGGGCATCAATGGCGTTATGGGGTTCAGCCCTGGCAGCCGGTGGTTTTTCTGCCACCACGATGCTGTTTTCACTTGGAGCCAGCATGATTCTGGGCGGTGTGGCCCAGATGCTGGCCCCGAAGGCAAAAACACCGGATTACCGCGCAACGGATAACGGCAGACAGAACACGTACTTTTCCTCGCTGGATAACATGATTGCCCAGGGGAACCCGATGCCGGTGCCTTACGGGGAAATGCTGGTTGGCTCCCGCCGTATATCCCAGTACATCAGCACCCGTGATGAAGGCGGGGGCGGAAAGGTCGTGGTTATCGGGCGACAGGGATAAAACATAAAAAAATCCCGCAGTGATCGCGGAGCTGCGGGGACAGACAAATGAAGATCAATGTGAAGGAGTTGTTTTTGTTACTCGGGCAAAAAAACACTAACGCAGCGAAATTATAAGCGCCACAGTCAGTGTGTGAAAATGTGAAGATATTCAGAAATTTTATTCCGTCATGACGCAGGCACCCGGTGAGGTGCCTGTTGTTTTTGTGAGTGAACAATTATCACGGTAAGAGGTGATGTAATGGGCAAAGGTGGCGGCAAGGCGCACACACCGCGTGAGGCGAAAGACAATCTCAAATCCACGCAGATGATGAGCGTGATTGATGCGATTGGTGAGGGACCGATAGAAGGCCCGGTGAAAGGCCTGCAGAGTATTCTGGTGAACAAAACCCCGCTGACGGACACGGACGGTAATCCCGTGATACACGGTGTGACGGCGGTCTGGCGCGCCGGGGAGCAGGAGCAGACACCACCGGAAGGCTTTGAGTCCTCCGGAGCTGAAACCGGACTGGGCGTGGAAGTGACGAAGGCAAAACCGGTGACGCGCACCATTACGTCCGCGAACATTGACCGCCTGCGGGTTACCTTCGGGGTGCAGTCACTGGTGCAGACCACGTCAAAGGGCGACCGTAATCCTTCCTCTGTCCGGATTCTGATTCAGTTACAGCGTAATGGCCGCTGGGTGACGGAAAAGGACGTCACCATTAACGGCAAGACCACCTCACAGTTCCTGGCCTCGGTGATTCTGGATAATCTGCCTCCCCGGCCCTTTAACATCCGGATGGTCAGGGAGACGGCGGACAGCACCACGGACCAGCTGCAGAATAAGACGCTGTGGTCGTCATACACCGAAATCATCGATGTGAAACAGTGCTACCCGAACACGGCCATTGTGGGGCTGCAGGTGGATGCGGAGCAGTTCGGCGGCCAGCAGATGACGGTGAACTACCATATCCGCGGTCGCATCATCCAGGTGCCGTCAAACTATGACCCGGAAAAACGCACGTACAGTGGTATCTGGGACGGCAGTCTGAAACCGGCATACAGCAACAACCCGGCCTGGTGCCTGTGGGACATGCTGACTCACCCGCGCTACGGCATGGGAAAACGTCTGGGGGCGGCGGATGTGGACAAGTGGGCGCTGTATGCCATCGGGCAGTACTGCGACCAGACGGTCCCGGATGGTTTCGGGGGGACAGAGCCGCGGATGACCTTTAATGCGTACCTGGCACAACAGCGTAAGGCGTGGGACGTTCTCAGTGATTTCTGCTCTGCGATGCGCTGTATGCCGGTATGGAACGGTCAGACGCTGACGTTCGTTCAGGACCGCCCGTCGGATGTGGTGTGGCCGTACACCAACAGCGATGTGGTGGTGGATGATAACGGCGTGGGATTCCGCTACAGCTTCAGTGCCCTGAAGGACCGGCACACGGCGGTGGAGGTGAATTACACCGACCCGCAGAACGGCTGGCAGACCTCCACGGAACTGGTGGAAGACCCGGAAGCCATACTGCGCTACGGACGCAACCTGCTGAAGATGGACGCGTTCGGCTGTACCAGCCGCGGTCAGGCCCACCGTGCCGGACTGTGGGTGATAAAGACCGGACTGCTGGAAACGCAGACGGTGGATTTCACGCTCGGGTCTCAGGGGCTGCGGCACACACCCGGTGACATCATTGAAATCTGTGATAACGACTATGCCGGGACCCTGACCGGCGGACGTGTCCTGTCCATTGATGCTGCCACCCGCACCCTGACGCTGGACCGTGAAGTGACACTTCCGGAGACCGGTGCCGCCACGGTGAACCTGATTAACGGCAGCGGTAAGCCGGTGAGTGTGGACATCACCGAACACCCCGCGCCGGACCGGATACAGGTCAGTACCCTGCCTGATGGTGTGGAGACATACGGGGTGTGGGGACTCTCCCTGCCGTCACTGCGCCGTCGCCTGTTCCGCTGTGTCTCCGTCCGGGAAAACACGGACGGCACCTTTGCCATCACGGCGGTGCAGCACGTACCGGAAAAAGAAGCCATCGTGGATAACGGTGCCCGCTTTGAGCCGCAGTCAGGTTCCCTGAACAGCGTCATCCCACCGGCAGTGCAGCACCTGACGGTGGAGGTGAGCGCAGCTGACGGCCAGTATCTGGCGCAGGCGAAATGGGACACGCCGCGGGTGGTGAAGGGTGTGCGCTTCAGTCTGCGCCTGACCAGTGGTAAGGGAACGGATGCCAGACTGGTGACCACCGCCATCACCGCAGACACGGAGCACCGTTTCAGCGGCCTGCCGCTCGGGGAATACACCCTGACGGTGCGGGCGATAAACAGCTATGGCCAGCAGGGTGAACCTGCCACCACCACCTTCCGGATTGCCGCACCGGCAGCACCGTCGCGGATTGAGCTGACGCAGGGCTATTTTCAGATAACCGCCACGCCGCATCTTGCCGTTTATGACCCGACGGTACAGTTTGAGTTCTGGTTCTCGGAAAAGCGGATTGCGGATATCAGGCAGGTTGAAACCGCAGCCCGCTATCTTGGCTCGGCGCTGTACTGGATAGCTGCCAGTATCAATATCAAACCGGGCCATGATTATTATTTTTATATCCGCAGTGTGAATACTGTTGGCAAATCGGCATTTGTGGAGGCTGTTGGCCAGCCGAGTGATGATGCATCCGGCTATCTGGATTTTTTCAAAGGAGAGATAGGGAAAACCCATCTGGCTCAGGAGTTGTGGACGCAGATTGATAACGGTCAGCTTGCGCCTGATCTGGCTGAAATCAGGACGTCCATTACGAATGTCAGCAATGAAATCACGCAGACCGTCAATAAAAAACTGGAAAATCAGAGCGCGGCAATCCAGCAGATACAGAAAGTTCAGGTTGATACAAATAATAACCTGAACAGCATGTGGGCCGTGAAACTGCAGCAGATGAAGGACGGACGCCTTTATATTGCGGGTATCGGAGCCGGTATTGAGAATACGCCAGCAGGTATGCAGAGTCAGGTGCTTCTGGCTGCTGACCGGATTGCGATGATTAATCCTGCGAATGGCAACACAAAGCCGATGTTTGTTGGTCAGGGCGATCAGATATTCATGAACGAAGTGTTCCTGAAATACCTGACGGCTCCCACCATTACCAGTGGCGGTAATCCTCCGGCATTTTCCCTGACACCGGACGGGCGGCTGACGGCGAAAAATGCCGATATCAGCGGTAACGTGAATGCGAACTCCGGGACGCTCAACAACGTCACGATTAACGAAAACTGTCGGGTTCTGGGAAAACTGTCCGCCAACCAGATTGAAGGCGATCTACTGAAGCTTTACGTCTTCACTTTGAAGAACATTTACCCCGGGTTGTGGCCGGGCGTCGCCTGGGTGTACCAAAATCAACAGTTTGTAATATGTTCGT